CCTACATAATTGGGCAATTACCTCGGATCAGTCGGTTACTAACAACTGACCCACCGGATACGATAACCCTTAACAGCGCCTCTTAAAGAGGCACCAGAGGAGGATACACCGTACAAAGCACTCGCTAGCTGCGTCTCTGGTCCGTAGCGCTCAAGACTTCTCCTTAAGGGGATAGGTACGAGAGCACGAACGGACGGGAGACGACTGAACCCGTCGGACCGGCGAAGAGGCCCTCTGATATACTCAGAGGGAATATCCCTATCGCCGATCTTGAAAGGCCCTTTAGTATGACGTACTACGGAACGCCAAGACTCGTGATGAATTACTAAGTCACCGAGCCAAAGTGGACCGTATAGCCGACGGAGAGAAGTTGGCAAATTAGCCAAACACCTCCGCCAAGCGCGCACATACCGAGGATCACGAACGTTAAAGTAACCGTTTGTGCAGCCCAGGCGGTAAAGCCCGTTAGCCAGTGAGAACCACCCAGACGGGTCCTTAGGGTCTTCCTTGACATAGTACCCTCTTACGTTAATACCGCGGTAGAAGTCACCACCGCAGGACTCGCGAAAAGGGCCGGATGTGAAGGTCTTATCAGGATTAACTGAAAAGCCAAGGACACGAAGGGTAGTCTCAAGAGTTTTAACAGCACCGGCGGGAATGATGATATCGTCGCCATAGGCGAAAGTATCACCACAAACCCCATCGATTTGAGTACACGCGCGAGCAAGGCACCAAAAAATCAGTGTTTCAAGCTCAAACGTGTAACCGTTCCCCATGCTGGAGAACTTCTCAACCTCAACAAAACCATCGCCAAAATCGGTCTCAGGGCTCCGAGCGGAGTCTAAGAGATCGAACCAGTCGATAGGGAGGAGATCAAGAACTAGCCAGTAACTAATAGTGTCACTAGCGCTGCTAAGGTCCACAGTAGCATGACTGCCACTGATACTAGCGCGGCAGGCCAGATCGCGATTGCGGTCCTGTTGAGTAGCAATATCAAGACCGGCTCGAGCGAGACGGTCATAAATTATGTTACCAATTGCCTTCTGCACTACTATGTTAAAGTGAGGTTCG